TTTGCAGCGGTAGCGGGCAGGGTTTGTTTTGCCCCGTCAACCAACGTAAGAGTTGTTGATGTAGCAAACACATCAGGTCGAAACATTAAAGCCTCGCGTTGGCCGTCGTTAAGATAACGAACAAGTTCTCCGGTTGACCAACGTGTTGCAGTTAAGTCTTGAAGAGTTTCAGCCGCGCGGCGAATAACAGATTGTGCAGTGGTAGTCATGTCTTACCTTATGCAAACGGGCGAGATCTTACGCGCATAGAACCGCGAACAGAGCTGTAGTTTCCTTCAATGCGAGCACTTATTGTTCCCCGCGCTGCATCAACTGAAAAAACTGAAGCCAGCGCTGGGTTGCTAAATGGCTGACCGGGAATTTCCATTGCTCTAGCAATAGCATTAGCTACAATAGGATCTATCCATATATTGTACAAATCATCGTCAAGCATAGTTGCAGATCGTGTGGGTCGTAAGGCTACGTTAACAACAACGCTGTAAACTTGATCTGGAGGAGGTGCCAAAGTCAACATAAAAGTTGAATCCGTCCTATCAATGTAAAAGCCGCGGGGTTTAGCTACCGCGGTTTGTAAATCACCGCGTATAACTTCAATTAAACCCGCAGCTAATTCTGCCCCGTCTAAAGTTACGCCCATAACACGAGAAATATCGTGCTGAGCCGTGGGGGGCTCAAGAGCGTACTGAGCTTGCCCTACTACTGTTGAAAATGTAGCAAGGTTTTGCCTAAGCGTAAGAGAATCTTCACAAAACTCAATAGCGGAGTCTATCAGTACCTGCGCTGCCAAAGGCTCTGAGCATCCGGGTAGGTAAGGCAATATCCTAGAATAAAACGCGCTTAGAGGTTTCATAGATTACTTTACTGTTCGGGCGTATGCACAGATTCTACTACTACAGCTTCTTTTTTGCGAGTTTTTGTTGATGCTGCCGCAGCTTCTTCAACAGCTAAATTAGAGTGTTCATTAGCCAACAAAATACCACGTTCTGTCAAAATCCAATCTTGGTCAACAAGACGGGCAATAATAACAATCTCACCCTCTATGTGGGCGCGAACTTTGTTGTTTAAAATCTCACCGCCAAGGCGAGCCATAAGGTCAAGGGCGTTCATATTTTTTCCTTTGTTAAAACAAAAAAGGGGCCCGAAGGCCCCCTCTTTATACCACTATCAACTGGCTGAGCCAACAAGAGCAGTAACAAGCGCTTGAGGCTTGACAACCTTACGGCCATAAACAGCCAAACCACGGACGATATCGCCAAAGTCAGTCTGGTTACGCAGGGGTTCTGTCTTGTTAATAGTCATAGCAAAAGACGTAGCAGCCTTTGTACCAGCAACCATCAAACGACGGGCCTTAGCGTTAGCAACAGCACCGCCGCCAGAGGTAGCTGATAAACCAGCAACCAATGCTTTAGCTGCTTCACCGCGTGGCAACAAGTTAGACACGTAGACGCTAAAACGATCCAACATACCAATTTTGCCGGTACGGATGGTACTTGCTTGGTCGCCGGTAAAATACGCTTGAGCGATGCTAGATTGCATGAGCAACTGGCGGTCAAAAGGACTGATAATCAAGAAACGACCATCTTCAGGAACGTTCTGCTCGTCCAAGCATGTAGACATGCGAAGGATAACCTTCAACACGTTTTCAGGAGTAGCTTGGTCGATAGGAGCAATATCTGTACCTAAGTTATAGGTGGCAGAAATAGCACCAGCAGTAGCGCCTTCGTTGGCAGCAGCAGGGCCTTCAGTCACGAAGCTGTTAAAAAACACTTCGTTTTCGATGGCGATCTTCAACTGCTTGGCAGCGTCTTCTGTAAACATGTTCATCATGTTCATGTCAGCTTGATAAGCTAACACGTCATTGACTTGCACGCCAAAGTACTTGCCCTTAGTCACTTGCATATCTTGAAAGATAGGAGTGGGGACTTCGTAAGTCAAATTCTGACCAATAGTGTAGTCAGAAATGCTTATAGAAGGAGCCAGACGAATACGGACAGTATCGCCTTGGTTCTTCAATTCGCCTTCATAGTCAGTGTTACTGACTTCTGACAACATGGTGTTCTGGTAGAACTTAGCCAAGAGTTTGCCTGACCACAGCGTGGGAATAAAGGCACCGGAGTAAGAAGGGTTGGTGTCAAATACACCAGAGCCCGTGACGGGATAAACAGCAGCCATTTTGGCCTCCTAAATAAAAACAGGTTGGGTAAATGCTGCATGCAGGGAGTTACGCTCTCACGCGTCCATCTCTGTAAGCCGCATCAATTTCAGCTTCAAGTTTTATTGCTTCATCGCGCTGACCTCTAGAGCTCAGTTCAACAGACTTCTGAAACATCTTCTGGACTTGTGAATCCGTATATGTTCGAGCTTGCTGGGAAACTGGTGCGTTAGACGCAGATCGTTTCGGCTGGATTTGTTTTTCAAGTTCGGCGGCTTTGTCGTTGTTTGGTACTTCAGTAGAAATGCTTGCTTTAAACATTCCAACGTAGTGCGCAACGGCTTCGGCATCAGCTTGGTTAAACGCTTGTTGCGCAACAGTTTTTCTTGGTGCTCTAAGCAGAGGATCAACCCCATTTAACCATTCAATCCAACGGGCGTCGGCATTAACGGCTTCAAAGTCTGGAACCATACGATACAGACGTTGCTCAAAGGATGCTTCCGATACCTGAGTGTCTGTTGTGGTTAACTGCTCGCGCAGTTTCTCATTTTCAGCTTTCATGGTATCGAGCTCATCTCGAAACTCTGCTGCCACTTCACGGGCAACCTTGCGTTGGACTTCAATTAAGTCTTCGCCAAATGCTTGAATATCAGCATCCGTAACCAACTTCTCAGCAGCTGCAGGCTTTCTTGTCTCGACTGGTTTGGCTTCTACAACTTTGCGTAGACTGTCCAATTGGGACTTAAAGTCCCGTACGTCGGCATGTAGGCGTGGCACTTCGGCGTCATATTTACCCTTAAGGGCAATATAACGACTTTGCCATGTCTCATCAGCTATAACTGGTTCTGTCGGTTCTGGCTTTGGTTCAACAGGTTTTGGCTCTGCAGCGGCGGGCTCAGGTGTCGAAGGTTCAGCTGGGGGGTCTTGCGCGGGTTCCGGGTTAGCGGACGCTGGATTTTGACTCTCAGCTATTTGTCTTTCGATCTGTTCCAATTCACGTAATTGAGCTTCTACTTGTCTAGGCAATGCCATTTTAAATTTCCTTTAAAGCGCCAACTCTGCATTTCGGGCGTCGGGGTTACCGGTGTGCCGTCTAACATAATGGTTTGCTAGGACTACAAAAATCGGGTCACTTGACCCGGTCGAAAATCTCGTGCGCTTTTTCAACCGCCTCGAGAAAATCTGATAAGACCTCTGCGCGACCCTGAAGCCGGTGTATTCGTATTGGATCGTCGGCAGAAATCAGGGAGGTTTTTGTTTCCTCAAGACTCCTGCGGAACAAGTCCAGCAGAGCACCATTTTCATCCAGCCTGCAGCGCTGAAGCGCTTGCATGTGCTGACGGTCAGGCTTTTGGCCTATAAAAATCTTCATTTGTGTATTTTATACCACTCACTTTTTATACAGTCAAGTGTTTTTAAATTCCGTTTGGTCTTGCAGATATCATATTACTTTCGCGGCCGCCAACTTGGCTACCGTCTGGAAGCATATTCTTGGGAGCCGCGCCTTGCGTCATACCCGGTGCTGCTCCAGCATTCTGCATCTCGCCCACGATCATAGCTAGCTGTTCTTGCAATTGCGCAATTTGCTGCTGCTGCTGTTGGACAACGGCAAGCTCTTTGCGGTCTGGAACAATACGATCTACGTTGCCGCTTAGATTTTTTGCAGAATCTCGAAGCAGTTCGGCAGTGCCGTTCATGCCAACGATCTGCTGTGCAACAGGGCTATTAAGAACCATTTGCAAAAATTCGTTGCGTCGGACAGCTTCAGATTCTTTAATAACTAAGCTAGATGCGCCTTTGGCAACAATATTAACATCACCAACTAAATCGGGATCGTCGCTGTAACGCAAGTTGTCTTGATACAGCCGCTCAATTGCGGGAGTAATAACGTTTTTGTCAATGTTACTAATAACCTGTTTAATGCCTTTGCCGGCATTGGAAATTAACATAGACAAACCGGAAGACGTACGTCCCGCACCGGGTGTGTTTTCGCCGGTCATGTAACGAGGAATCATTGTGTCTTCGTCAGTGCGAGCAGAGAATTTTTCAAACACAGCCATTAACTCATTGGCGTTGCTGTTTGGCTGATAAAAGCTAATAGGAGGAGAACTGTCGCCGTATTCAGATTGCGAAAACTGCCAGATTTTCCACGGGTGCAGATCAGTGATATCTTCTCCGGGAGGCAGCCTTGAAATGTTTACGCCAACCTGAGGGCCCGAGGAAATGCCCATATTGTTAGCCAACGAGCGCGCTGCGGAGTTAACCATAGCTTGCGAATCGCGGCACAAGTCTGTTACGCCTTTGCCGTCAACAGAACCGGGAAGGTTTTCGTAGCTTGTGAGGTAGTAGGGTTTGCGACCCAACGGGTCGTAGTTTAACACGGCTCGAATAACCACGTTGCCAATCAACCATACTTCGCACGGATAATTTAACGCAGGGTCAGGAATTTCTTTTTCTGTCAAGCCCCACTCTAGCAACAGGCTACCTTTTACCGAATCCCATAACTGAAGAGCATCAACCAAATCGCCAGAAATAATAGCTTCGGTGACGTATTTACCTTCGGCCTGTGCTTTTGAAGAATCAGTCCAAAGCCACTGTTTCATACCCATCGTACCAAAGTCATTCAAGATTGTACGAATAGCATCGTCGTTGTAACCGGGAACGCTAATTAACGCTTGTAAATCATCTGCCGTCAAACGGTGACGTTCAATAACATAGCCGTCTTGAAGCGCCCAAGACCAAGGGGCCCAGTACAACATAAAGGGATCAACGCGCTCCCACTCGTTACGAATTTCTTCTGTGGGAACAAGTTGACCATTTTCCCACTTCAAAGTTTTACGGCGACGCTTAATTGGGCCTTTTAGAACGGCGTATGGAAACGTAACAATATCATCTAAAAATTCGTTAAACGCCTGATGCCAGCCGCCTTCTTGCAACTGATCTTCCATCTTGCGTGACATGCGATCAATACGTGCTTCAGACTCTTCGCGTATTTCGCGTTCTGCTTCGTCTTTCATGGTCGATGCCATTGTGCGAAGCTCGGACTCAGAAGGCTGCATTCCGCCCTGCTGGATGTGAATCATCAATTCGTTTGACAGTCTAGCCTTAAGTTCTTCCATGAACTCGGGCGGCATTGTTGGATTTGGCGTCCCTGAGATAGACCAAGGTTTGTCTTGGCCTGTACCCAGCAACGTATCACGCAGCCAGCTAGTCGCAGCGCGACATTTTACCGAGGTCAAATTAATGTAAATACTTGAGCCGCCCTGCTCGGTAATTTCTTGAAGCTTGTCTGGGTCATATTCCCCGTTACGCTGACGCAAACACTCAAGCATACGTTCTTCCAAAGTGCGTTTAGCAGTGCGAGTACTTTCCCAACGTGTGCGAACGTGCGAAGCCAATCCTTGAATAACGGGTGTGTTCTGCGTAACGTCGCTACGCTTCTTAGCTTGCGCCTCAAGGTCAGAGGCACGAGCAACAGGAATTAGGGCTGCCATCGGTCGTCCTTAAATAGTTATGGCATTGTACGCTGGCTTGTCAAGTGGTCAAGTGTATGCGTACTTAACTTTTTTAATTTCCCGCCGAGTTGACCCCATACCTGCGCCGCGCAAATTCATGTCCATTACTGAGTCCGCGTACTGGTTTGCATCGTGTACGTGAGAAAACTCGTTTTTGTCAGGACGATCTTCCATCTCCCCATTTTTCTTGATTTTGTACCGGTATCCGTAACGAAATCCTTTAATCAAAGATGTGCATACAGGGTCAATTAAATACAACGCTTTACCTTCAAGCTGCTGCATAAGTAGGCGCTCTACGGCCTGAATTCGTAGCTCCGGCTTGTTTGTTGGCGGTTTGACGCACTTAAACCCAGCCTCTTTGAGCACATCAACCAGCGACATCTCGTTTAGTTGCTGCTTTGCATACCCGGCTGGGTCCGGCGCAACAAGGAACGTACACCCCTGCAAATTGTTAGCTATGTACGGATTTAGCTTGGTTCTGATAAACGTCTCAATACCCATGTTGT